ACTCAGGCCGAAATCAATGCAGCCTTCGCACAGGTGGTCACCCTGAAGGATGCTAACAAGGATGAGGCTGCTGCCCCAAAAAAGTAGCAGCCAGTAGGCTAGTAGCATGACTACATCCACCTACCGCTACCTGTTTGCTGACCTGCTCACAGGTTCGATTCTGGCTGAGCTGCCTCTCACAAATGTGAACTTCACTCAGGCCCAGAACGCGGCAGGCACTTTCAGTGGTGACATCATCATCAGTGACGCGACCGAGCCTGCACTCAACATCATCAACGCCACTCAGCCTGCCCGCACTGCACTCTATGTGGATAGGAATGGGGTGCTCATCTGGGGTGGCATCATCTGGTATCGCCAGTATGACTCAGAGAGTCAGCACCTGCAGTTGACGGCTCGCGAATTCTTGTCATACTTTGAGCGCCGCCGCATCAATACTGACCAGACCTACACCAGCACAGACCAGTTGGCTATCGCCCGCAACCTGATAGCCCTCGCTCAATCCACACCTAACGGCAACATCGGTGTGCAGGTTGGTGCTGAGACTAGCGGTGTGCTCATCTCCCGCACCTTCCACGCTTATGAGCAGAAGACTGTGTATGCGGCTTTGCTCGAATTGTCGCAGGCTACTAACGGCTTCGACTTTGACATACAGGTTGCGTATGACGGTGGCGGCAACCCTACCGCTACCCTGCGCCTTGGCTATCCTCGACTTGGCACTGCCTATAGCAGCACGAATGTGAGCGCCCCTGTGCTCGACTTCCCTGGCAACGCTATCGCCTACCAGTACGCCGAGGATGGTTCACTCGCGGCAACCAGTTTCACTGCTGTCGGCGCTGGCTCGAATGAGGGCCAGATACAAAGCAACCAGATCAGCGCCACCCAGTTGGCTGCAGGCTGGCCACTGCTAGAGGATGTTGCCAGTTACTCTGACCTGACCGACACCACACTGCTAGGCAACCTAGCCACTGGCCGCCTAAACGCCAGCATCAATCCACCAGTGACCCTGCAAATGACGATGCCACCCTACGCTGACCCTACGCTCGGCACCTACAGTGTGGGCGATGATGTGCGTGTACGCATCGATGATGACCGCTTCCCTAACCTGCTCGATGTGCCAAATGCTACCGACTCCACCACCTACCGCCTAGTCGGTTTGACGGTCACACCTGGCGAATCGAGCGGCGAGCGCGTCACCCTATCCCTGACACTCGGCACCTACTAGGTTGCGCTGTGAATAAGGCTGTGCAAAACTAAGCACATAAACCGAGGAAGGTGCCATGGGGATACTAAACGGATTGACCGCTCAACCAAAAGTGTGGAGCTGCCGAGTGCGAGACCTACTCGCAGAATTAGATGACTCTGACAAGGCCATCTTGATAGAGGCTCTGGCTGATGAAAACTGGAAGGCTGAAGCGTTATCGCGTGCACTACGCGAGCGCGGTCTGGCTATCAGCGGCACACCTTTGCGAGCGCATCGCAATAACAGTTGCTCATGCAGATTCCTGAGCTCTGATGCTTGAGGATTTGACTGGCCTATCTAAACAGGGCTCAGATAAACGGGCTCAGCCACCAAAGGAAGCATGGCGGCCACACCTAGACCTCGATGCTGATGGCGGCTACTTTGTAACCAGTGCTCGCACTGCCGCCGATGATGTGCCAGATCAGGCTGAGATGCTGGCCGAATTCAACCTCGACCCTGCCCAGTGGGTGGTGACGAATGTGCGCCGCTCGAAGTGGCAGCGTTATGACGGCGAATGGCTAGAGGCTTTCAGGTGCAGTCTGCGCCCTGTCGGTGGCTCAACTATGGGTGCACTCGATGTTGAGAAGTTATCGGCTGAGATTAAGCGGTGGCGGCCTGCCAAAAATGTGAAACCCGCCAGAGGCGATTTGACGGCCATCTACAATGTGGGTGACACACAGTGGGGCAAGGATGCTGGCGATGGCACAGAGGGCACTGTGCGGCGTGTGAGGCTAGGTATAGAGGCGAGTGTCGCGCGACAGCGTGAACTAAAGAATCGGGGCATCGGTCAGATTGCTATCCCGCAACTAGGTGACTGCATCGAGGGCGTGGTGTCGCAGGGTGGCAAGATTGCTGGCCGCCTAGATTTGCAACTGACTCAACAGATCAGGTTAGGTAGGCGCATCCTGCTGGAGTGGGTAAAAGCGTTAGCGCCTCTCACCGAGTCGCTGGTAGTACCTGTAGTGCCTGGCAACCATGATGAGTCACACCGCCAGTTAATCACTGACCCTATCGACTCATGGCAGGTGGACATTGTGGCGCAGGTCGAAGACATAGTGCGCGAGAATCCAGCCCTAGCCCATGTGTCATTCCGCTACCCTGAACGCGACCAATCCACACTGGCCATCGACTTGTCTGGTGTCATGGTGGGTTTCGCGCATGGCCATCAGCATCGCAACATGGTGCAGTGGTGGCATGGTCAGGCTATGGGTCGCACCCCAGTCGGACAAGCTGAACTGCTCATCACTGCTCACAAGCATCACTACAGGGTGGAGCAGGTTGGCCCTAGCCTGTGGGTGCAGGTGCCAGCGATGGATGGTGGCAGCTCATGGTGGCGTGACTATAGCGGTCTCGACTCACCGACTGGCATTGTGTCGCTGGTGGTGGGTGAGGGTTATGACCCGCGCCGCGATCTGTGTGTGTTGGCTGGGGAGACCCGCTGATAGACTAGAGGTCTAACGCCCCAGCGGTAGGTCTCGACCTAGATGGCTGGGGCTTCTTATTTGTTACACATCTGTAACCTAAATTTCTTTTCATAGAAGTTGCATACAGCCGAGTATTGTGCGAGTATTTACTCAACGGCAGGGAGCCGCGACAACACAAACTAGGGAGCAACAGATGACCATCAACATCCGCGTACGCATCAACCCCACAATTGCCGACTACTACGGCAACACTACCGACATCCCAAACATGCCAGACTTCCCTGGCATCTGGATCATCGACCAGCAGACCTATGACTTCTGGCTGGGCATCATGGAGCAAGACCTACAGCGCGAGCTCGACCCACAGGTACATGGCGGCGAACCATACTGGACTGCCATCACCATGTACCGCCGCCAGATTGCCACCCTCAAAAACCACACCCGCACCGATGCCCCCATCGCCAAGCCAGCCAAGCGTGAGGCAGCCCTCGCTAAACGCGAGCTCAGCTACCAGATTGGCCTACTGCACTGGGATGCCGCAGACCTTAAGCAAGAGGGCAAGACTGCCGAAGCCGAGGCTCTATACGCTCAGGCCCGCATCCTTATCAGCCAGTTGGAGCGTGCATAATGCGTGACCTGATCATCACCGCCGCCGCCGGCGGCGGCATCCTGCTGATGCTGATTGCTTCGCAAGCGATTGCTGCATGGCTCGGCACTATGCCATGGACTGCTCCAGTGCTACTGCTGGGTCTGTTCATCGGCACCGCAAAACTTCTGCTCGCAATCATGCGTGCAGCGGACAAAAACAAGTAAGGGAGAAATACATGAGTACAGCACTAACGGTCGCACCAGACCAGACAGCATGGGATGCGGCACAGCTCGCAGCCCTCAAACAAATCGGCCTTGCCGATGCCCCACAGGGAGACCTCTCCCTGTTCCTGCACTACGCGCAACGCACTGGCCTTGACCCATTCAGCCGCCAGATTTACATGATCGGTCGCTGGGACTCTCGCGCCAATGGCAACCGCTACACCATCCAGTCGAGCATTGACGGTCTACGCATCATTGCTCAACGCTCTGGCGAGTACGCTGGCCAGACTGCACCGATGTGGTGTGGTGACGATGGTGTCTGGGTGGATGTGTGGCTGAGTGCTACACCACCTACCGCTGCCAAGGTTGGTGTGTATCGCGCTGGTTTCGTTGAGCCACTGATCGCTGTGGCTCGCCTGGCTTCCTATCAGCCAACTAACCGCGATGGCAAACCTATGGGCCTGTGGGCAACCATGCCTGATGTGATGCTCGCTAAGGTGGCTGAGTCGCTGGCTTTGCGTAAGGCATTCCCTAATGACCTGAGCGGCATCTACACCTCGGAGGAGATGGCTCAGGCTGACGCTCACACTGTGCCTGCACCAGTCGCACCTGTCGCGACTGCCGCCCCCAGTGAGGATGTAATCGATGCTGAGGTAGTCGAGACTGGTGTGCCTGCTGATCTGGTTAAGGCACTCACCAAGAAGGTGGCTGCCGCTAAGACTGTGGACACCCTGCGCGAGCTGTGGAAGACCCACGCTGACCTGCTCGATGAGCCGCTCGGTGACACCACTCTGAAGGCTCTCATCATGAACCGTCAGGCAGCTTTGAAGGGAGCAGGCGCATGAGCAGCGAACTACAGGATTCAATCCACGCGACCGCTATGAACGCGCTGGAGCAGGGCAAGCGAGTGGAGCGGGTACGCATCCTCAACATCCTCGCTGACGATGAGTGGCATGAGTGGCAGCGACTGCCTAGCACTACAGGCGAGACTGACCTGCAGCACATCACAGGTTTCTGCTGGGCCTGCCAGCTGATTGAGCAGATCAGTGAGGTGAAAGCATGAGCCGCCTACAAATCATTGAGCTCGACCGCGACTGCTGCAACCGCGCCTACCAGCAGGGTATCGCTGATGGCCGATTCATGGAGCAGCAGCGAGTCATAGAATTGGTGAATCACCCCGCCCCTGCAGCCGCGCCTGCCCCTACCCAGAAAGCCAAACCTATGCCTAAGATTCCTGTGACCGTTTACCACATCGGCCCATCCTGTGTGCAGTGCAACCAGACCAAACGCATGATGGATAACCTTGGCATCGAGTATGTGCAGGTCGATTTGCGAGAGCACCCAGACATCCTCGAAGGGTTCAAAGCTGAAGGCTTGTCATCGGCACCCATCGTCACCACTGACATTAAGAAATGGTCAGGGTTTCGCTATGAAAAAATTAAGAGCCTGGCCACCTACATTGCCAGCCAGTCGAGAGAGGCCCTCGCATGATTGTCACTACCTGCGACACCTGTGGTGCGCTAGTCGATGAAACCCAGCAAGACAAGCATGCCGCCTGGCATGAAACCGCGGGCCACTAACCCGCCAGAAAGGAAGGCACCATCATGGCCAAACAACCAAACAAGCCAGCCCCAGTGAAGAGCGGCACTGACCGCCCTAACCAGAAGGCATACAAAAAGAATCCGCGAGTGTTTGACGCTATCAAACGCCGCCTAGTCAGGAAGGCAAACTAATGCCTCGACCGCTCGGCGCTAAAAACAAGATTCAAAACTACACAATCCGCCTCACCGACACTGAAACGCAAATGCTGATCTATGCTCTGAAGGCTGCCAGCCCATCCCCGATGGATGTCATAGTGGACAAGATAGAGCAGCAGCTCGCTGAGAAGTATGAGGTGACAGCATGAGCTGGCAGATACTCACCCTGTGGGCGCTCATCCTCGGCACCATGCTGCTCGGTGCAGGCATCACCCTGCTCATCATCCTGGCTCGCGGTATTCGTCACGCCCATGAACAGGCAGACTTCGACTGGTCAGATTTCTGGGAGGGCGAAATTGATTAACGGCCCAGACCATGACCAGCAGGCCGAGCTCAACCTCGATGACATCCGCGCTGAGGCTGCTGCTGCTGAGCGTCACAAATGGGTGCAGGTCATCAAAACTGAGCTGCTGTGGAAGAATCAAGATGAGGGTTTCATCGGGGGCCTGCAATGGGTACTAGACAAACTGGAAGGTAGGGACAGGCTATGACCGCCCGCAAAACTAAAACGCATCAGTGTGGTGCTGAGCATGGCAAGGCTGATGAGCGTGACAGGATCATGCGAGACATCGATAACCTCATGCGTAAACTGCCACCGATGGATGTACGCCATGGTCTCAAACTGGCTCTAGTGCTCGCTGGTGGCAATGAGTATGCGACTCATCCTGTGTACTCGCAGGCCATCCTGCGGGAGCAGATGGAGCAGGATGCTTTGGCTCGCCGCATGAACTGGTGGCGCAGACTACTGAAACGCTTATCTCTGAAGTTGCGTGACTGGGCTCGCAAGATTGAGGCCAGCCTGTGAGCGGTAAACATGCAGCCGACTACCGCCGCACCCCACTCAACCAGCAACTGTACTGGGCTCGCAACCAGTGGCACTGTTTTATTAAGCCACGCTGGAAGCGCCGCCTAATCGATTTGCGTGCACGCCTGATCAGCCATTAGACTGATGTGGTCGGCGGGGTTCCCGCGACACTCAGGTGCCTCCCTACTACCTCAGATAGTCGGACAGGTTGAGCCCCGCCGACACCAAACAACTGAATAGCAAACCCCGCCAATCCCCCCCCCCTCCTAACTGTTGGCGGGGTTTGCGCCATTCTGGTAGCCTAAGTGGGTCGAGAGGATAGCCATGACCTGCAGCCGCTGTGGTGCTGACTCCGACTATGAGCGCATGGCGAAACGCCGCGAGCGCGGCCTGCCCCTACTATGCCCATCCTGTTGCGCGAAACCATCCAAAGTTATCCGCACAAAGTATGGCCGCTGCCGCCCACACCAAGGCAAATTTGATGATCATGACAACCCACTCGATGAGGCAGGCAACCTGTACCGCCCTGGCCCTCGCCTGTGCGGTATGCGCGACTGTGTAGAGCAGGCTCACATCACTGGCTGGGATTCGCCTTGGTGGGCGCGAGCCGAGATGGAGCGGCTACAGATGGAACCTAAACCACGCAAACGAAGGGTGAGGCGCAAACACAATGGCCAGTTATGAGTATGAGTGCAAAGCCTGCGAGCTCACTCAGGTGCTGATCAGGTCGATGCTCGATGAGACAGTTATCCCCAAGTGTGCAAAATGTGGTGTGCCTATGGTGCGTAGGTTCGCTGCGCCTGGCATCTCATTTCGCGGTACTGGCTGGGGCCATCAGTAATTTGCAACGGCTCAAATCGCCTGCTATGGTTTGAGCACATCCATGCTGGGAGCATGACTGAGAGGAAGGCATTACATGACCTGTAAAAACTGCGGCGATGACTGCCGCTGCCACATTAAACTGGTACCTACCCCGCCATCGATTCCGCGTGACATTGACTGGGCGGCCCGCGACTTCGAGAGCAACCTGCTCGACAAATTTATGGAAGCCTATAACCTGCTCCAGTCGAAGCATCGAGACTATGGGCCTCGCAACATTAGCCGCTCACCTGGCGGCCCGCTCAACGGTTTACAGGTTCGCATGTGGGACAAGCTCGCACGCATCGAACACATCACCAAGATTGATGGGCCAGCTCAGCCTCAGCATGAGAGCCTGCGCGACAGTTTCATTGATCTAGCGAACTATGCCATTATCGGCATCATGTGTATCGATGGAGACTGGCCTAGCCTGTAGTCATCGAGACAGAGGCCAGAGGCCGTTAGCCTGTCTATAAGTCAACTTGCTCAGCCCTCATCAGGCGAGATACCGAGCGTTAGAGGCTGACGGTTTCGCACGCCCTCAGAGTGGATGCATCGGTAGATGAGGGCACACTCCACCAGAGAGGGTGGGAGCACAGTCTGTGTGGTCGCTAAACCGAGTAGCCTAGCGACACCCGATGTGACCAGCGCGATGCTGGGCCAGACTGTATGTGGCGCTGCTGGGCATTCTGTAGTGGGATGCCCCCATGATCAAAACCCGATGACCTATACGGTTGCAAGGTTTGGGGATGGTGCTCTCTAGGCCATTCCCTACCCTCTGAGCCTGCCGATTGCAAAGTGTAACGGTTTAGACACAGTTAGAAAAGTTTGATAAATGTCTGTGGTTTATGGTTGAGTAATGGTACATTGATTACATGCAGCAGGGAGCTGCAAACAAAACTAGGGAGACACAAATGACCACAGCATTCGCACCAGCAGAAGACCTCAACGATGCAGCTATCGACTTCGCTCGCCAGGCAGGTGTAAACCTCGGCCTCAAGAGCGCCGCAGGTGTTGTCGAATTCGCACTCGGCCAAAACACTAAGGGCACTGCCGCTTACAACGAACTGCAGCGTGTACTGCAGCTCATCAACCGCCTCACTGTCGCTGAGGTCGAAGGCTAAAGCGATCAGGGTTTACGGAACTACAAAGGAAGGCAACTAATCATGGATGCTCAAACACTCGCCGCTATCCTCACCGCACATGATGACACTCGCGCCCGCTCACGCCAGAAAGCAATCGGTGTCAGCTCGCTCGGAGACTGCCGCCGCAAAGTCTGGCACATGAGCCGCGGTGATCAAGGCACCAACCCTACCCTGCGCCTGCCAGCCATCATGGGCACCGCCATCCACGCTGCCATCGAAGCAGCCCTACCCACCGATGACGGTGCACTCATTGAGCACAGAGTCGAACTACCTGGCTTGCCGCCAGCGACCATCGACTACTTTAAGGATGGTGAGGTGGTGGACTGGAAGACTATCAAAATGTCTGGCCGCGACTACTTCGTCACCAAACAGAAACGCTGGCAAGTACAAACCTATGCCTACATCCTGCATTTGTCAGGTGTCGAGGTGCACACAGTCACTTTGGTTGGTATTCCACGCGATGGCACTGAGGCTGACATCATCGTTCACTCTGAGCCTTTCGACCCTGCTGTCGGTCAAGAGGCCCTCGAATGGTTGCACAGGGTTGAGGCTGAAACTGAGCCGCCTGCACCTGAACGCGAGCCCGCCAGTTTCTGTGAGAAGTATTGCCAGTTTTATAAGAGCCACTGTGACGGCATCCCAAAAGACCTTTCTGGTGAGCCCATCACCGATGATGCTGCCACTGCTGCTGCTGCCCGCTATGTCGAGATCATGGCCGAAAGCAAACGCCTAGACGCTGAGAAGGAATCGATTAAGACTGCGCTTGAGGGCGTGGCAGGTATCACCTTCGATGGCATCAAAGTCAGCTGGTCGAGTGTGGCTGGCCGTCAGACTCCAGACACTGAGCAGATAAGCAAACTGCTGGGTGGCATTGTGCCGATGAAGCAGGGCTCGCCTACCCTGCGCCTGTCGGTGAAGTGATGCAAACCATGACGCAACGCACCTACTGGAAAGAATCACCCATCACCCGCCAGAAGGTGTACTGGGATATTCGCGCCCGCGAGCTCAGACTCAAACGCTACCTAGATGACATCCTCTGGGACTTGTTCATCGAGTGGATTGATGAAACCCACCCGCATGAATCGAAGGCTTGGCTGCGCCCAGACTGGGTTGACGCTTATCTCGAATTCGAAAATGTGTTCGATACATGGCACACCAACAGGAAGGCACTTACAAATGATTACCAAAACTAGAAAAGTATTCAATTGCGAAGATTGCGGGTATTCCTGGCATTCGCCTTTCTATGAGCCGACATGGATAGGCAAGCGCATCGCTGAACGCAACCATGCTAAACGCCATGATGCATTGCTGTCTTTATGGGATAACAGCACTGCCGCATGGATTGCTCATGGGAGCGAGCTGGAGACTAAACGCATTATCGAACTGCTAGAAACTCATTGTGAAGAAAAGCACTTGGCTATTTGTGACGACAGCAGTTGCTATGACTTAATCGCTCTTATCAAGGGAGAGAACAAGTGATTGACCCTAACGACTATTGGGTAAATAATCCTCTGATTACTCCTGTTAATAAAGCACTAATGTATGACAACGACATTGACGGGGCTGTTTCTGCAGAGCGTGAACGCATTATCAAACTGCTAGAAGGCGATGATGGACAGAAAATCATGTGCCTTAAGTGTAGTGACGAAATCGTTGCTCTTATCAAAGGAGAGAACAAGACCAATCCTTGGACTTCCAGACCGCTTACTGAAGAAGATGAAGAACACTACGGACTAGAGGGAGAAAACAAGTGAATCCAGCATGGGATGAAGACCCGAACCGAGAGGTCTACATGGAACTGGCAGGTCTTATCAAGGGAGAAAACAAGTGAGCACACTGAGCGAACCTCGAAAGCCTGACTGCGATGTTTGCGAATGGGCTACGGCTTACCATTACGCACATGAGCTGAACCTGTGCACAGCCGATCTCGAACTTGTGAACAAAGTTGCTCAGGCTGAGCGTGACCGCATTATTACACTGATAACCGATGCAAAAGCCGAGGAACTTACGCCAGAAGAAGCAATCGCTAAAGGCTGGCGGTTTGACGAACCTACTGGCATGTGGTGGCTACCTCAAAATGCCCTCATTGCTCTCATCAAGGGAGCTACCGATTGAGCGACACCATCACCATGACCAGAGCCGAATGGGTCGAAGCTATCGCCTCAGCCACCTCACATGGCTACCAGCGTGGCCGCCAATTCGAACGCCATGTCATCGAAGCCGAAGGCACAGATCAGGCAGTACGCCAAACCGAGCGCGACCGCCTCGCCCGCCACATCCAACGCGAGTATGATGCCCGCTACCAGTCAGCACTCAACACCAACATGACTCCCTGCGGCTGCCTCAAAGTCGAATGGGTCATCGACCTCATCCGAGCGGAGACGCTGTGATCCTGAAACGCACCTACCGTCAGGGCTACATTGATGCACTCAACCGCGTACAGGAAGCCATCGACTCTGAGCTCACCCCCTGGACTCATGAAAACATACAGCCACCCATGGCAGGGCTCAACACTATGACCCGCCACACTATGCGAGTCAGACGCGAAACCCACCGCCGCCTACAGGCCATACTCGACAGGCTCAAACCATGACCCGCTGGCAGCATGCTCTCACCCCAGAGCAGGAAGGTGACGCGGCCGAGATAGGCTACCGCCGCCAATACCCCATGTTTGGTCAACCCGAACGCAACCGCAACTACAGTGAGGGAGACATCTGGGAAATGCACCAGCACGCCCTCGCCGCAGGTGCCGAGATTGCAGCTGCAGCCATGCTCGGATACGCCAACTATGAACCCCACTTCGATACCTACAAAAACAAACTAGACATTCCTGGCTATGAGGTGCGCTGGACATACAACCTCACCGACCCCAAACTGCGATTCGTTAGCGGCGTGGACTCCACCACAGAAATCTACATCCTGCTCACAGGCGGCCCAATCAAACGCACCCGCCGAGAAGCATCAAACAACTGGGCAGGCGAACCATACACAGCCATCGGCTGGCTCAAAGGTGCAGACTGTGTACGCCCAGAATGGGTAGCGTATAAGCAAGGCAGCTACGCTGTACCTGCCCGCTACCTACTACCGATGGAAATGCTATGAGCCTCTACATGAACCTGCCCATCGAAGCCAAACCCCAAGGCTCCAAAACCGCTTATGTGCGTGCAGGCAAAGCAGTGCTAGTTGAGGCCAGCCGCGATCTCAAAACAGTACGCGCCCAAGCCTCCAAACTAATCGCACAGAAAGCCATGATGACTAACTGGGTGAAAGCCGAGCCACAGCAGCCTCTAGAAATCGCCATCATGTTTGGCATGACTCGCCCTCGCACAGTCAAACGCGCCTGGCACACAGTCAAACCAGACCTAGACAAGTTAGTCAGGTTCACCCTCGATGCCATCACTCAGTCAGGCACAGTCTGGCATGATGACGCACAGGTCATCACCATCACCGCCGCCAAAGTTTATGCAGATAAACCATTCATAGAGATCGAGGTGCTCGATGCCCGCTGATGACCTACAAAGCGAAAACGGACTACTAGGCAAAGCCATCTGTGGTGCAGGCGCAGTCGACCCCGAAACCTTCTTCGACCCAGCCCGCGAACGCGAAGCAGTCGCAATCTGTAACCGTTGCCCAGTCATGCAACGCTGCCTAACCTACGCACTCGAAAACAATGAGGCACATGGAGTGTGGGGCGGCCTCACAGAATTACAGCGAGCACTACTAAAAACCGCTAAACTAAAAACACAAACAAGGAAGGCAAACTAATGGCAACCATCACTATCACTGGATCAGTCACCCGCATTTTTTATGAGGGCCGCGGTGTCGAAGTCACCGAATTCTTTAAGGGTCGAGACGGCGAAATGCAGCAGCGCAAATACACTGCATGGTTCGAAGAGGCAGTCCCATTCGATGTAGGCGCTGAAGGCTCATTCACTGGCCTGCTCGCCACCAAGTTGGAATCATTCACCAATGACCGAGGCGAGTCCATCCAGTATGTGAA